GTCGTCCTCAGTCTGAGTGACAACAATCTTAGGTGCTTTGACCTTAGGTTGTTTGACCTTAGCTTTGGGTGCTTTCGCAGCAGCCTTTGTTTGAGTAGGGGTTGCCGTTACAACAGGCGTACCTACTTTCTTACCCATAGTCTCAGTGATGAGAGTAGTAAATGATGCAAATACACCACCGACATCTAGAAGATGTTGGCATGCTTCTGCCTTAGACATTGGACGCGGAAGCTCTACTAGTTCTACCATAGTGGCAGTGCCTTTAGATAGAACCTTAGTACGAGAAACAAAGTCGTTTGCGAAGCGAACCTTAGTTACACCTTTGTCAGTAGACAGACCTGCAACAGTAAAAAGACCTTTAGACATGATATAATTACCTCTCAATGTTGAATAATTTTGTTACTACACTCATATTATAAAACCAAAAGTACAGCGTGTCAAGCATTTTGGATAAATTTCTTTACCGCAGTTGAATGCTTGCAAGATTTGCGATACTGAAAACCGATACAGTCACAAGTTACAGAACCATGGCTAGAAATGACTTGATATTTTTTACCCGTTTTCTTTGACTTGACATTGAAGATTCTACTATTCGAACGACCCTCGGCCATCTCATAGCCAACAATATTTGACTTTTTAACTAGAGAAACTAAATAATAAGGATTGTCATCTTGTTTGATGCTGACATAATCATCATCGCACCACTTAGGATTTTGTACAACAATACCCCTAATAGCATGTTCTTTCCAACCCTCTTGCTTATAGATGTATGAATAGATACGAGTTTTGATTTCTACAAATTGACCGATTTCAAAGTTCATATAGTATGTTCCTCAGTTCATATGCTTATTATATAGCAAAAAGAAACCCGAGTCAAATGCTCGGGTATTAAGGTGTTGTTCTAGAACAACGGTATTTTGCTTATATTTTAAGCATCATCTGACTCTATTATGCCTTCGGCTTCCATAAAATCAAGAGTATCATTTACCCCCTTCTTATGTCCTGCTTTGAAACAAGCAAAGCACGCTAATAGCAATAGAGCAATTTGAATAAGATCGTAGAGACTGAAAACTATATTTGGCATTTTTACCTCCTACTCTTAAGCTTCCCAATCTGAAGGTCTTTGTTTGAAAAACTTATACATTTGACTTTCAGCTAAGTATTTTGCTACAAGAGAATTTTCTAAACCGTACGCCTCAAGTTCCCATGGATGATCCCAGTAGTTTAAATCTTCATCATTATAATATACACCGTTCCAACGTGTAACATTACTATTTTTGTAATGTCCAAATTTTACTGCTCCAGTGGCAAATTGTTTAAGGTGTACAAATTCATGAGCAAGTGTTTTCAACGTAACAATTTTATATGGTGTACGTTTTATCTCAATGATGAATTCTCTATGAGGCGAACTATCTAAGGTATAACAATAACCTCCTGCATGTAATTTATCTAGTACAAAAATTTGTACATCAATGTTTTTATATAATCTTTTGCTTAGAAGTGTCTTGGTGAAGAAATAAGATGCCTGTTTTATTGCGGACGTAAACTCTTTATCTTTAGCGCCTCTAACGGATATTACCATTCACCACCTCCACAATTATTTATGGAGGCAAGTTTTAGTCTGTAAAATGTGTAGGCTCTTGCCCATAATAATTATCTAACGAATCAATTTTCTTTTTCTTCTCAGTTAGCATTTGCTCGGGTATGCCTTCACCAATCACTTCCTGTAAGAAAGTAGAATTGTTTACAACAGGAACTTCTGTAAGCATATCGCCTTTTTGTTTAGCAACAGATGTAAGACCGGCATTTTGTTTGATTGTGTTCATATTATTCCTTAAAATTTAATACTTGAAAAGTCTCTTGACTTCTTAAAGACATTATTAATACTCACACTAGATTCTAATTCGTCTGCATTTAACTTGATTCCAGAATCTGACAAGTTTTTCTGAGCAGACGTTTCTACATCATATAATTTCATCTTTGCTCTATCTACACCAATAACAAATCTTTTATTAACTGTAGGATCATTATATCTGTTCTTTAGTTGTTTCACCATTAGCTGATTCAACTGTTCCATGTCCTCTGTAGAAATAAGAGCGAACATAAAGTCTACAGTAGCAGGCAATCCAAATGACTCTGAAGTATCTGTTAATTCTACATCAGTATTGCCATACCCGCTTCTTGTTGTCTGCGTGGCACTTAGAATAGGAACATTATTTTCTACTGCCATACCCCTTAGTTCTTCAGCAATCGCCTTAATTAAAGTATAGGAATTAATATTAGCGCCGGCCTTAAATCTAGCACTAGCACAGATATTGAGATAATCTACAATAATTATATCGGGTTTGAATTGTTTCTTTAATTGCAATTCATTTAACAATGCATTGAAGTGCCCAACATGTGCGCCTGCTGTAGGATACTCTTTGATAATTAATTTACCATTTAGTTTATCTTTTAACTTTTCTATTCTATTATTGAATATAGATTTAGGTAGATCTTTCAATTGATCTAAAGTTATGTTCATTAGATTTGCATCTATACGTTCTGCAATTCTTTCCTCTGCCATCTCCATAGTAATATAAAGAACATTTTTGCCTTGATTCAAAACACTTGCAGCAACATGACACATAAACAAAGATTTACCTACACCCGTTCCTGCTAATACTACATTAAGTGTTTTATTTGGCATACCACCATTAGTAATTTTATTAAATAGATCTAGATCAAAAGGAATACGAGTTTCTACTCTATGGTAAAAATCATATCTCTCCTCAGCATTTTCGATATAATCATGACCTACTCGTTTATCAAATGATACGCTGAGGGCATCTTGGAGTAACTGTGGTATTCCATCGGTTGACAGGCTTTTATTCCTACCATCAATAATAGAAATAGAACTAAGTATCGCATTATATATTGCTTTGTCTTTACAAAATTTTTCAGTTTCTTTTTCTAACCATTCTTTATTTACTTCTGAGTTTTCTAACGTTTGTACTAATTCAATTACTTCTTTGTACTGGTCATCGGATAAGGATTTATCATTTTGTGCTGCTATAATAAGAGCATCTATATTAGGAGTACTATTATATTCTTCTATGAATTTAGATATGTAATCATACACTTTAGAATCTAAAGTCTCAGTAAAATAATCCCGCTTCAAGAACGGGATTACTTTTCTCATATAATCTTCACTGTGTACTAGATTCTGTAATATTACTGTCTCTATCTTTTTCATGTTCATGTAGTTCGATTGCTTTTTCTAAGATATCATTTAAAATTTTCTCCATTAATGTATTGAACAATGGAGAATTAAATTCTTCTTCAGGAACTCCACTGGTTTTATTAATGAAGTTGAAATCCAAAGACATCATACCAGAATCATCTGGTGCTAAATCAAGTGTATTGATACTTATAACTGTTCCCTGAAATCTACCACCTGTAATTTTTACACCCCAGGCATTATCATTATGGTGCCATGGCTCATACTGTACTTGCATCTTTATACTCCTCTTCAAAATCTTCGTCAGACAATGGCTTTTGTAACATCTCAGTGCCTGCTATTCTATAACTTGATTCTATATAATCTCGGAACTCTTTGCTAGTAATAATTGGCATCCAAAATTCTTTTGTATAAGTATCCTTATGTCTATATTTCTTTTCTGATCCTTTATGAGCGTACCAACCGTTGCTAGGTTTAACTACAAACCCACCTTCCATAGCAACGTCCAAAAGACCTGACCATGTACTAATGCCGCCTTCAAAAGAAACTTCAATAGGAATCTTAGATTTCTCTCGTACGAATCTAGACTTTTCTACATTCATAATAAAATTAAATCCAACAACATCCGTTCCTTCTTTTTCTTGTTGGCGCCCAATAATAAAAATATTATCAGCAGAATAATAAATGCCTGTGCCACCAGAAACAATTTGTTTAGGAAACAATCCGATCTCAGCATAGGTATGATTAACAACTACCATTGGGATGTCTTTGATAGTAAGATGCGGTGTAATCATTCTAAATAATGACTTCATCTGTTTAGCACGTGTCATA